TCATAAGTTGCTTGACCCTGCGGTGTTTTATAAAATCTATCTCTAACGACTTTATCTGCCGCTTCAATTCGCGGCTTAGGGACTTTTGATCCAATTTTGATATTGGCAATACGTTCACGTTGGGCTGCTTTAGCCGCCGCTTTTTCTGCACTTGACCTAAATCCAGACGCAACCGCCTTGCCGGGGCCACCTACCAAATATTCTTCTGGATATACAGGCTCAATCGCCTCTTCCTCTGCTGTTGGAAGGCGGCGTGGTGTTAAGCTCTTGTTATATTTTTCAAGTACGCTTTTGTATTTATCCATTAGGACGTACTCCCGCCAATAAACATCTGCCGTGGCACAAACCGCAGCGGTGCTTTTTCGTGATCTTCACCAGCAGCCAAGTCAAATTGCTCGTTGTATGCCTGCTTCAGCATATCCATGCGGGGCATCAATTCAGGAACCTTCATCGCTATGTAGTAAGCCAATCCAGACACTACACACGGCAAGAAACGAAAATTCATATCTGCAATCTGGATACCAGAGCCTGCGTCTTGAATGCGGCGCATTCTGTAATACACAAACTCATAAGGCGTAGAGTCATCTGGCGTAGGCCACACAGTAACCGCTGGAAGTTGAGAAACAAACACCTCTGTAGCAGTCGTATGCGCAGCCGCAGTAGTGCTGTTTTGTCCACGGAAACAGCCGCCCAAATCATTTCCTGAGATGTATCCGTAGTAAATCACCTCACTGTCCAGCTTGATGTAGCCTGAAGAGGCCAAGCCCACAGTTGAACTCAGTGTAATGGTGGTGGCGGTGCTGGTAACGCTTCCATTTGTGGTCAGCGTAGTTGGATTGGTTTCTCCAGACAATCGCTGAATCCAAACCTGAATAGGTCTGGCCTGCTGCAATTTGTTTGGAATAGTGGCATAGGTAGACACACTGATGCGAGAGATTGTCAGGTCAGCCTGTGTGCTTGAACTGTTTCCACCTGTACGGATCACATGATCCAACAGATCAATCGTATCAGCAGGCAAAGGATATGTGTTCAATCCCGGTGTCAGTGGGAAAGATCCCGCTTCAATCGTCCACATGTTCAAGCCACGATTTGCCCACTCAATCGTCATCAGATTCATTGACCTACGGGCTGTTCGCAAGTCATAGCCACTACGCATTTCACGCCCAGCACGTTCCCACGCCTCTTCAGCGATCTCCGTAAACTCCATGTTAAAGAGTGTTGTGCCAGTGGTGTATGCCATTATCTAAATCCTGCCGTTTTCTTTGCAATGCTTTTTGGTTGTGCCACAAACTGCTTGCCTACCGCTTTGCCTTTACGTTTGGCCTTGGTTGTTGCAGCGTACTCAGCAGGGGACAAAGATTTAATAGCCGCTTCAGGGAGATACCTCTCACCTGTTTTTGACGAAGGCTTCCCCGACTTGGTGCGCCATTTCTGGTCGCCCCAATTTTTCAAAGAAGTCTGCGGCGCTTTCAATCTTTGTACCCTCCACCGGCAGCTTTGTATTTCTTGGCTACAAGCTGCGCTTTTCTGGCTGACCACTGACCTGCGCCAGTGCCATGTGTTGCCGCTGCCTTAACCTGAGACACAATGCGTTTGCGCAAGCTTGGCTTGGTATAGTTTCCGGCAGCATTCACCTTGCCGCCCTCAGCGTACTGAGTAAAGTCAGTGTCATCACGCCTAGCCTTCCGCACACCCTTGGGCATTTTGGAGGGATTTATTGAACCCATACCACGGCTTGCTCTCATTTTTTAGCACCTTTAACTTTTTTAGCTAAAAACAATTTATCAACCATCTTTACCCTCTGAGGCTTGGTTGTAACTTTGTTGATAATACTCAGCCGTTTGGACGTATCTTTACCGGCTTCATAAAAACCAGCTTTTTTTAAAGATCTAGCTACTCCGGCTTCAGTTTTTGAGGTCGCCATAGCATTCACCTTAACAGGCTTTGCCGCCTTTTGCGAGCATCTTGCCTTTGGTCTTGCCTTTTTGAGCAATACCATCAGCGCGGCTAGACGCAGAACCAGAAGTAGGCTTGGATGTTTTTACAGCGCCCATTTTGGTAACGTTACCACCCTCTGCCATTCCTCGACCAAACGCACGTTTAATTGCTGGAACAGCTTTTTTGACTGCATTGGAAACAGAGGATCTCATGGCAGGAGAAGCTTGGCTTGCTGCGGCTTTAACCATAGGAGCAGCACGACTTGCAATTTTTTTGAGCATACCGCCCATACCATATTCTTTAGTCATTCCGCCATGAGCCATTTTGCCTTTGCCGTCTGCGGCAAAAGCTGGAACCTTCTGTCCGTCTTTCATAACCATAGGCATACCACCAGACGCATAGCCTTTTTTCATGCCCTTCATCTCAGCCATCTCATGTTTCATCATGGATTTAGGAGCGCCCTTGGCTTTCATAAAACCAATTTCCTTTTTGACCATCGCTTTAGAATCTTTCATTTCGCCATCCTCTTTAAATGTTTGGCCTTTGCTGGCCTTGCTGAACTCTTTGGCAACCTTTACAGGTACACCGGCCTTCTTCGCAAACGCTGGGTTGTGCGCCGCAGCATCCATGAATTTCTTTTGTTTGGCTGATGCGGCAGGCATGACTTAACACATCTTTCCGCGAGTCTTGCCCTTTTGAGCAATACCGTCAGCACGTTTGGATGCACTGGAAACGCTTCCACCACTCTTCATGCCAAATTTTTCTTTGTTTTCTTTTCTGGCTCGCTCCCGACCTTCCACAGTGAATGTCTTGCTCAGATAGTCACCAAAACCAGCACCTACGTTGTAGGGGCCAATGCCTTTTTTATCAGAATTGCTTTCTGTTTTTGCAGGGGCAGCGGAAGTTTGTTTGGCCGATGTAGTAGACTCGTTGACTGGTTTTTTAATGTTACTGCTCAACCCAATCAAATCTGTAAGATTTTTTGATCTGTACGGTTTTTCTTCGGCTGGAGCTTTAGAAGTGTCCTTTGCAGGGTCGGAAGAAATTTGTTTAGCCTCTGGCGCTGGAGCTTTCTTTGCAGGTGCTGAAATTTCTTCCTTGTACTTGGTGTTGTACTTCTTGCCGCCAAAATCAAATTCTGTATCGCCGCGATCACGGGCTGCTTTGAACTCTTTTTCAAATTTGCTGAGTGCCATGATTATTTATCCCTTTTGAATAAGCTGGTCAATTTTTGCTTCAAGGCGGTTAAACCGCTGGTCAATGTGTTCAGTAAGTCGCTGAACTTCTTCTTTAGTTGCTGTATCACGGGCAATCTCCTCGCGTGTAATGTTTAAAAGTCTCTCAATTCGCTTCACATCCTCTAGCTTTTCACGAATGAAAAACCACAGCCCACCTATTAAGGCAGACAATCCGGCAGACCAAATTGTATTGATGTCCATCAGATCATCCTACCTTTGGTCTTGCCCTTTGTGGCACAGCCATCGGCTCTTCTAGAGGCGCTGGAAACGTTTCCACCTTTTGCTTTTTTAACAATAGGACTCTTCATCATCTCTGGCATTGGATTTGCAGCGTCAAACTCTGCCGTAGAGTCTTTCATAACATCATCCATAACTTGATTTGTCTTGGCCTTCAATCTATCCCATGTCGCCTTGTCTCGTATTTCACTGCCATCAATGAAATACTTCGGCATTCCGTCTTTTCCAACGCCTTGGGTAAAAGAATAATTTTTAACAATTGGCTCATCCATAATTACCTCAACAATTCCACGCCCGTAGGCTCTTGTTAATCCTCGAATTTGGATCCTTGGCGGTTTTTTCGCTCGTTAATTTCTTCTTCATCCCTTCCATACGGGCGCAAAAAGAGTCTCGCCGTTTGCCGCCCTTTGGCTGCGGTGGCTTCAAGTTCATGCCTTCCTTCTTGGCAGAGGCGCGACCCTTGGCGTTCAAACCGCCCTTTGGGTTCTTTCCTTCTTTCGTCTGCCATGCTGGTGATTTAGCCATTTGAAACTTTCAATTGCGGCTTTGAGCGATCCTTAAGGAGAGGCCCCAAAACATCTTTCTCAAAGTCCCGTGTGAATTCTTCTGTGCCAATATGCGGAAGACTAATCATAGGATCCAAATAAATCTTAAATCCTTCAGTCCTAGCTCTCAAGCAGAAAGCATAGTCTTCACCAATGTATTGACCGTCAAGAATCATAAAGTCAAAAATTGCGTGTTCTGTTTCGCCATCGCCATCGCCTTTGTATTCCCACTCAGGATGCTTCTCAATCATGTGTTCAAACACATGACGGCGAACAAGCATGAACCCAGTGGAAACACTTTCGACTCTCATCAATCCATGATCGTCAAACTCAAGCTGCCCATCATCACCCAGATAAAAATCAAGGAAGAATTTGGCATCTTTAGCTCTGCGTGGATACGATCCAGCCACAACATCTTTGTCTGATGACAGTGCAAGCAAGCGAGTAACAGCATCCGTGTTAATCACAACATCAGCATCAACAAACAAAAAGTCTGTGCAATCTGACTCCATGAATTTACGAACCAGCCTGTTTCTA